TTGATCGAGTGGTCCCCAATATCTACGCTCTAATAAATGCTGGCAGGGCAAAAAACGTGCAACCGAACGGCGGTTTAACAAAAAATCCCAATCGTTTCTGGGTTTAAACCAAGCTTTGTGGTGTTTAGTACCAATCAAAATGTTTTTAAACAAAGAAAACAACAAAGGACAATAAGAAATACTCGCCATAAGACCAAGAACAGCACCTCGCAATGCTTGTTCAGGCCTAACGGTTATTGGCAAGTCCAGAAAACAACCCAGTTTGGCCAAAACCCTGCCAGGCTTAGGAACCAGAACTGGTTGAATGCGGTCAGTAAATGCCGGTACAAAAAAAGAAGAACAAAAATCGCAATCCCAAACACTGTTGCGTTTAATGCACTCGGCTTCAAAGCCCAACCGACAGAAGCTGTCTCGCCAATTGGGTTCATAGCCGAGAGAATGGTTGAGTGCATTATCATCACCTTGCGCGACCATACGTATCTTGCGGCAAAGCCAAGATATATCTGTAGAGCCACGAGAGGCAATAAATAAATGCAACAGAACATTAAGTATTGAGTTTCCCAAACTAGTGTAAGGGTCACCAGATTTTCTACATCCTGGCACGGAATAAGCAATGCCGTGCTTGGTGACCCCTCGGGTATCAATGTTGGCCTTAATGAGCTGCCTAACCAACGGTGGTGGTTGGAAAAGATTAAAAATCTTAGACTCCAATCGCATAAATTTCTGACAAATAGAAGAATCGAATTTGCTGATATCGTTTTCCAGCCAACTAGAATGTGCTTTAGAAGCCCAGAGGCCTATATCTACTCCAGTTAGGCCACTGGAAAAGCAAATCCAATTATTTTTGTTCCAATATTTTTTGAAATGGTCCTGTAACGATGTAATCCAAGGACCAACTATGTTGATAAATTGTGGTTGGGCACCCTGTATCAACCTAGGAGCCTTGTCCTTAACAACACCGCTGTAATTGTATAAAAGATTTTCCACTTTAATAAAAGCTTTCCTACAAGTCCACTTCCTCGCAGTGGAATTGGACACACACCTACTGCTAGAAATACCAGAACGCTGCATCTCGGTGAACGTCCTCTTTAAGACTTTTTTAACCGATGGTCTGGCATTTGATCTCTTAACATAGTCGAGGTGGTTGAGGGGCAAAATCCTTTTAATAGGTATGAGTTTCTTAAAAACTTTAAGACTCCAATTAACAAATTGATCAGCGTAGAGCGAATCAACTACAGGTGTTTGCGTAAGTGCCCTGTGAGCTAATGCCTCATATTCATTCCGAGGGTTGTCGCAATGATGTATGGGGAGCATGTTATGCTTAAAGAGGCAAGGCACTTTGCGGGTTTGATTTTCAAATGGAGGTACATGAGATATTTTCGCTTGGTTTTTTAAACGTATAGGTTTCAGGGAACTGCAGGTTATACCAGTTACTTCACCCCTGAATATTTTGGAACTACTACTACCCATATAGAGTGTCGGCCAACCACCTAGCAGGGTAAATCAACCTCCACAAGTGTTTGACCGTTCTATAAGTAAAATAAGTGCCAAAAACGGCGATGAAGTAAAAAGATCTGCGCATCCAATGATGCCGATAAAACAAAAAGCGAATATCACGTGGTGGCACTGGGTTGTTCACGGACAACCAAATGCCTAAATTCCATGAATACAAAGTGCTACGAGTAACGACGTTTTGATAAACAGTCGCTCTCCTGAATTCAACCCTAGAAGTGCTATAATTGACAAA